TATTCTCATATACTTATCGATATATCCTGAACCAACATCTACATCTGATTGCGTAAACAATCTAAATATTTGTGTTAATAAATTCTTTTCTTCATCAGTTAGTTCTTGCCAGTCCTTCACATCTGTATGTAAGGGTACAGACTCTGGCAGCCAATGCATTTGATTTTGTTCTACATATTTATCAAACATCCAAGGATGATCGAAAGGTTTATAATAGTCTCTATTGCTTAGTAAGCTCATTAATTATTCTCCGTTTTTATAACTAGCATATTGAGCTAGTAACCACTTGTTAAATTTTCTTTTATATTCTTCTTCTGTGTAAGTTACAGAATATGGTGTTTTATTTTCATCACAATGATCTAACCACATCCTCCTACAAAATTGGCTAAATTTTTCTTCGGTCATATTAGAATTCCTTTAAAAGTAAATCTAACTTTTCTTGAGCATTAGACATTTTTTCTAATAGTAAATCCATAGACTCTATAATGTGGGGATGCTCTGCTACTCCCATACCTAATGAAAAGTAAGTGTCTAACTCTGATTTAGCTATTGCTACCTCTGCTTCATACTTCTTTTGAAGTGCATCAAATCTTCCTTCATACATATTATCAAATTTATCTTCCATATTATTATCCTTCACAACTTAAACATTCTACATCTTCAAGCTTAACTCTTTGTACTTTTACATTTACATTCTCAGCACTCCGAGCAGCATCCGATCTAAAATAATATAATGACTTTAGTTTATTCATTGCGTACCAATGTACATCATTGACGTACTGTAAATATTCATCATGAACTGATTGAGACTCTGTAGCTTTAGGCATAGTGAAAAATAAATTAACACTTTGACTTTGACATACATACTGCTGTCTCATGTGTGCATGTTCTACTAAATAGATTTGATTAATCTCTGTAGCAGTTTTAAATATTTCTTTTTCTTCTTCTGAAAGAATATCTAGACCTTGAACAGAACCACTAGCAATTGCCATTTCTTTCCAAGCCTTTTCTCTTTCTTCAACAGTTAATCCTTTTTTCTTTAAAAGTCTTTCCAAGTATCTATTCCGAACTTGGTAAGAACCGGATAAAGTTTTGTGCGTATATACGTTAGCACGATATGGTTCAATACTAGGGGAAGTACCACCACATATAATAGAGCTACTGGCATTAGGAGCAATAGCCAAGAGATGAGCGTTACGCTTATTGCTACCATGTATATCAGGAGCTTCGCCACGTTCATTAGCCAATCTTTTAGTCGCTTCAACAGACTGTTCTTTGATATGAGAGAAGGCGACATTATTGATACTAGTAGCTCGTAACCCTTGGAAAGGTAGTCCTTCGCTTTGGAGTAAAGCATGAAAGCCCATCGCTCCAAGACCCACCGACCTTTCTCTATAAGCTGAATAAGCAGCTTTAAGTAATCCTTCTTTTTCGTCCTTAACATATTTCTTAAACCTCTCAAAATTTGCATTATACCCACCAAGTTTACTTGTATCTATTATTGCTTCAATAAAATGCTCAAGCACATTATCTAACATAGTAATTAGATCACTAATAAATTCATCATTCTTTTTCCATGTATTAAAATGTTCTAAATTTACACTTGATAAACAACATACTGCTGTTCGTTCTTCATTAGTAGCTAATACTATTTCTGAACATAAGTTACTTTGATTTACTCTAAGTCCTAAATCCTTTTGTTCTTTTGGTAAATATTCATTACAGGTATCAATGTTAATCATGTAAGGTTCACCTGTCTCTGCCCTTGCATTTAACATCTGCCACCATAAATCTCTGGCATTAATAATCTTGACTGCTTCCCCACTTTTAGGATCTATTAATCTCCAATCTTCATCATTCTTTACTGCATCTAAATATTCATTAGTAATATTAATTGCATTGTGTATATTTAAACACTTTCTGTTTATATCTCCACCAGATTCTTTTCTCATGTTTATAAATTCTTCTACTTCTGGATGTGATATATCCATGTAAGCAGCATACGAACCTCGTCTAGTAACACCTTGATTAAAGGCAAGCATCTGAGAATCTACGACATGCATGAATGGGATTGATCCAGTAGAACGAGAATGGTTAGAAGTACCAATACCATTACTCCTAACATTTCCCCAATATCCACCGATGCCTCCACCTGAACTAGCGAGCCAAATGTTTTCATCATAATGATCAGATAAACCCCGCCTACTGTCAGGTACATAGTTAAGAAAGCAGCTAATAGGTAAGCCACGAGTCGTTCCCCCGTTAGAAAGTATAGGAGTACTAAACATAAACCATAAATCGGAACTGTACTCATAAAGTCTCTGTGCAAGATCAAAATCAGTTTCTCCTTTATATGTTGCACCAAAAACACTAGCCCTTGCGAAAGCTTCTTGAGCATGAGTCTCTTCCTCCCAAAAATATCTATCCTTTAACGTATCTAAACTAAACTTATCTAGTTTCTTTTCTTTATCATAGTTTATAACTATTCCTAGATATGGTTTTTTACCTATCTTATCTTCAATCATTACTACTCCTTTCTGAATTAAGGTGTAATGCAATTAAAGAATAATGAATAATTTTAAATAAATCCTTTTTTGATTTGCCATCTTTCTTTCCATATCTCATAGCATATTTCATAATATTACCTATGCAGAAACCTTCACCATGACCGGCATCTATAATCATATCTGTTGCTTGATATTTTGAGTTAGCATAATGTTGTGTATAAGTATCATCAACATATTTTTTTATTTCATTTATATTAATGTGTTCGTTAAATTTATATTCCATATGTTATCCTCAATGTATTGTGTCGTCTTCTGATATACCTGTCAATCTTCTTTTAGATTCTAGTTCAAGTAATTCTTTCAGTTTATCTATCACTTCTGTTTCTACTTCGTTTATATTATGTCCGGAAAAAATAAAACTTCCAATAACCATAATGAGTTCATTCAAATCAATGTCTTCTAAATCCCAAGCAATAATAGCTGTTTTATATTCAGCCACGTTCGAGCTCCTGAACTTGAATATCTGTGATCTCTTTGCCAGTTGCTTTAATAATTTTTTTAATACCTTTAATAAACCAACGTAAAGTATATGCAGAGACTCTAAGATGTCTGTTAGCATAGATATGAGTTTGATCTGGTAAATAGTTTTCTAAGTTTTTAATTGTAACTTTATCTTTTTCTTCGTCAGGTACTACACTCTGTAACCATTCAAGCATTAGCTGTTTTGCGTGTCGTCTTACGAGCTTTTCTTTTTTTGAATTCATGTGTAATTTCCTCTACTTTAGGTTCTTTAACTACTTGTGTTAAATAAGAAAGACCCTTCGCATATTTAAATACTCGAAGACCTTTACCGTTATTTGAATCTTTATGACATTCGACTTTGTGCCTACAGAAAAAACATCCTCTAGGTAGCTTCATGTTACCTGATTGTCCGTCAGGGATAGGTTGATAGCAAAGTTCAGGTGGTGCTGATTTGCGTAAAGATTTCTTGACTGTATTTATTTTACTCTCTATGTTGGGTTTGTCAAGTTCTTCTGGAATATAAAGTGCAAGTTCTCCATTTTCTTTATTCATTGCCAAGAATCCACCCTCGGAAGTACCATGACCTGCTTCGTATCCGGCAAGTTGAGCTAGGTATCCGAAGGTATCATCTTGAGCTAATGTTCCATCCTTGAACTTTTTAAATGCATAGCCTGATGCTGTCTTAACATCTACTACTTCGCCATCAATAACACAATCCATGTGTCCTTCTATTCCTTTTACTTTTACATTCTTCTGTTCATGCTCTACTTTATGTCCGGCTAGTCTAACTAATAATAATACTACCTCTTCTAAAATATGACCATAAAGAAACTTAACAAAAGTACTAGGATTAATAATATTTTCTTGTGGTGCTGCTTTCATGTCATACCACAATTGTCTATTAGGTCTACCAATGTTTGACATACGTAATGTTCCTTCTGATCTTTCAGTAGGTGTGGACCAATGACGTAAGACTTCTTTCATGTCTTCACCAAACTTATCTATAACTTCGTCAGATAGGTTAAGTGATTTACCCTCGCCAAGTACAGAAAGTTTTTTGTAGATATCATCTACTAATGTATTTAATTTTTTCTTTCTCATGATTTATGTTTAACCCATGCACATTTTCTATTATCTGGATTAAATTTTATTATTTGTACGCCTAAACTTTTTTGTTCTTCACTTCTTGTAGTCGTTCCATTAGACCCATTGTTTGATCTAGTTTTAATATCTGTCAAGGTTATATGTCCGTCTTTAACAACAATCAAATCAATTGGACCATCACAACCACAATTTTTAAACACTTCATATCCTTGATCCCATAACCAAGTGACTGCATAAAATTCTGCAAAGTCTCCTCTGCGATTATCACTTTTATCCTTAATGTGTTTCATTTAAATCTTCTATTTTAAAGCAATATTTTTTAAATATTTTTATAGGTATTAAACATGCAACCTTAGATGATGTATCTCCTTGACCAGTTAATGTTCGTGAAGGTATATTATTAATAGTTATACATTCAACTATCTTTATTG